AGTCGAACCTTCTAGCTTAGCTGCTAGAGCTAATGCCCCACCTAAACTAGGAGTACCATAGGGACCTATGTTTTCAAGAAAAATTCTTAGATCGCGAGAAGTGGGTAGTAAAGAACCACCTGGTGTTTTATTTATTGTTGCTAATTGACCGGGGGGTTCTTGTGTGGCTAAGGCGCCATATCGTGCAATAGCACCGTATCTATCTAAAGAGCCGCCTGGATTTTGGTTAGGTACAACAGGAGCAGAGGGAGAAGGAGTCGCTCTGATATCAAAAAGACCTAGCTGACCTGGTGAAACAGGGTTAGGACGAAAAGAAGGGGGAATCGGTGTGCGACCTTGATTTACAGGTATTGGATCCGAACCTATAAAAGGCCTCCTGTTCCCAGAAAAATTCTGCGGGTTTCCGCTTTTAGTAAAAAGAGAACCTTGCTTAATTCCTTGCGAGAAAATTTCTACAGCTCTGCGTAAGTCAGGTTCCACGTAAAAGCGGGGCTACTTCTTGTTTAAATATAGCGCTCACCTCCATTTAGTGTAAAAGTAAATCCTGTCGGCCCTTGCTGTATCAGGAGGACCGGGTATAGCTTGAATAAACTCTCCGCCACTACGTTCATAACGGTAACGAGCTGTAACAGGGTCTTTATAGTTAGGAACATAAAGCATATGGGCTAAACGATCACACTCAAATTGGTAATTCTCTCTCCAGATTCTTGAGGTCTCCCTTTTATCTTGGATATTAATGGAACGACTAACATCACCGAAAATTGTTTCTTGACGACTGGTTGCTCGTCCAGTAGCCAGCTCAGTTAAACGTTCGGCTTCTTCACAACGTTCAATTTGACCAACAATTTTGTCGTAATAGAACTCAGAAGGAATACTACTTGTAGCTTCTAAAAGTCGAGCGTAGTCACCGGCAGGCACTGTGGCAATATTGTATCCAAGGTGATATGCACAACGACTAAAGTTAAAATCATCAAGTCTATAACCAAATGTCTGCGCAGGGTTACGGGTAAGTTGATTAACCGCAGCATAAATTATTTCTCTTTTAGTCGCATCGGTGGTTGTTGCTTGGAAAACAACACCTTGTTGCGCTAAATAGCTTTGAATCTGCTCAAGTTCTTGTTGAGAGAATTGAGACACTTTATTTAAGCACTAGATAAACTTATTCTACCCGATTTACAAAATAAAAATTTAAATTATTCTACGTAGACGACACCAGCAGCAAGAACCTCGTCCCAGTCAACACGAGTGATGGCTTTTAGCTGTTCTAACTTTGTAAAACGCTCTCCGGGCATAGATTGTTGTAGCTCTTTAATTTCCACAGCGGTTTTTATTCCTACTCCTTTAAGAACCTGCGTTAACCGCTCGGGAGTAGCGCCATTTATGTTGATCCGGTTCTCAAAAGGGATTTCTGGCTGAATAATTTGACGGCCACGGCGTTTTAAGGAGGGTTTTGCGTCCTTTTTATCTTCGCTACCTTCTACAATCTCAATTTGGCCTTTATGAGCGAAAAATACCTTTCCTGTCGTGGTTGAGCGGACCATTTTGTATTCACCTTCGTCGTGCTCACTCAAAATTTCAACTTTAACTCCACTTGGTTTGTACAAAACGTCTTGAACTGAGATAGCGGTCATTATGTAAGCAGTGTCTACGAATAGTTTACTAACAAATTTCAATTTCAGTTGTCATATTGCCATGCATAAAAAAACCCCTCCGAAGAGGGGTCTTGTATTTACCTTTAACTAGATCAGGAAGGAACAGTAGAGGTGTAAACGTTGGACTCAATGAGACCAGCAGGCTGAAGAGCCAAATCATCGCGATTAGGAGCTTCGTCAGACAGGAACCAACACACTTCACAGATACCCAGAGCTTTGTTTTTGCCCCGAAGTTGTCCGTTAGTAGCGCGAGGATCGAACACACCGGATGCTTGTGCAAGACCAGAAGCGGCAGAACCGCCGAGGTTAGCCACAGCAAACAGTTTGTACTGAGTTTCGGAACCAGTCCGATACAAAGTAGCGCTGTTCCAAACGTTGTTGCTATTGAAGGAACCGTTTGCAATCCGGCTGCTGCTACCAGCAAGGGTAACGAAGAATCCGGAAGCAGAAGGTGTGGTATTAAGACCAACACCCACAGCAGGGCCAAGACCCAATGTAGGGGTGGCACTACCGCCGCCAACACCGCTGCTGATAACGTCGCCACCGTCAACACGGAGGGACAAACGATAAACATAAGCACCAGAAGGCACTTTGACACCGTCAGTAATATCAGCGCGAACATCTTTGTAAGCATCCGGTGAAGGAATGATTACATTGGCGTTCAAGAAGGGACTGTTAGCTCCGTTTAGACCAGAGCTGTAAGCCTGAGTGTAATACTCCAGTTGGCTAGTGGTGCCCAAAGCTTGGAACGACAAGTCGACGTAACCAATAGCTTGTTGAGCTACCCAACCTGGAGTAAATACCACACCAACTGGACCACCAATAGGTTGATTGGTGTAGGTGGTTTCCGTGTCGTTCGCATTACGGAACTGGAACGTCTTTTCGTCGTGCCAGTAACGTAGAACGTTTGTATAGTTTCCAGGATAGATTTTGGAAACTTGAAGCTGATTAGGGTTAGTTGCCATTGTTAGTTACCTCCTCAAACGTTGAACGAGTAGGCAACAGTAACGAAGTCAGCGTTTAGAAGCTCGAAACCTGCGTACAGGCTCCAGATCATCATGATAAAACGGCTGAAATCGTCGTTGTTGTTAAGCAGCACTTGAGCATTGTTACCGCCGATACCGACGCCAACACTCTGAGGGCCGAAGAACATACCGATAGCACTGTCGTACGTAGTCGAAGTACCACCGATAGTTGCTGTGGCGGTTTGGGAAGGCATGTTGGTGGATTCGAAGAATCGCACACCTTCAAACACAAAACCGGTAGGCATGATGGGTTCGCCAGCCACGAAGGAGGCTTGCCCAAAACCCTGACCCATGTAGATAGCAGCGTTAGGCTGCATAGCAGACATGAGTGGGTTGATCTGACCGTTGCCGGGGTAGCGAGCCACTTCGCGGAAATCGCTGTTCTGACGCAGGTGCATCAGGAACGTGGGGTCGCAAACGCAACGATAGAAACCGTCTTGGTAGGTGGGGGTGTTCCGCTTACGCAGAGACTTCACCACGCGGAGAAGGTCATCCTTAACGTCAAACTTGGCTTGCTCTGAGTTGGTGTAGGTTAAAGAACCAACAGCCAAATTACCGGGGTAGTAGTAACCACCTTGGGTATCAGAAGATTGACCTTTAGATACAGCTTTCAGGAGTTCATTAATGAACACCCGATCGCGCCAACGACGATAGTCGTCTAGCAGGGTCAAAGAACCAATTGATTGGTGGAAGGCAGTGAGATTACCGGTATCCAACAGCAAACGTTGGGCGGTAATTAGTGTCTCACGTGCAATCTTAAATGTACTTGCTTGTGTAGGATCACTAGGGTCGGCAGGTCCGGTATATTCCCGGAGTGTCACCAACACTTTGTCCTTCACAATGTTGCGGCTGCTGGCAGTACCGATGGTCTGCTCTGCAGTACGCTCACGTGACTCTTTGCTTCCTGGATTGCCCCAAAAGCGATACAACTGTTATCCTAGAGGCTCTTTATCCTCTAGTTCTTACGGTTTACCATCCCGTAAGGTCAGACTATATCATCATGGTGCTAATTGCACTCATGCTCCGCGCTCGTGCCGCCTTATCGCCTTCATTCATTAAAGGAATGTTCAGGCTCGCCTCATACTCTCGTTTACTTTTTGTGTTGTAATGAGAATATTTGAGGGTGACTTTATACCTCATAGAAGAATGAACGTAAGGTCGTATCGCCGCAAGAAAACGAGGCATAGAACCACGAGAAATGCGTATTCGATACCTTCCGGCATCTCTATAAGGTTTAGCATCTACGCCAGTTAAAGATTGAATCCATTCGCACACTAAAAGTGCCTCGTCAAGAGGACGGTACAGATTCAAAATTCCTTTGTTGACGGCAGATGTAGTTTTACCTACACAACCGTCATCCATCCAGAACACGGCAAGAGCTTCTAAACCAAGAAGATCTAGAACTGCACTCGTAAATCGTTTCTCTCCTTGTATGTAAAAAAGAGAATACAGCTCTTTAAGAACTGGATTAACGACCATGCACTGACACGACGCACTATACGTTTGTGTGCGTTTATCGTATACAGCGCGTGGAGCACTTACAGATCCTCGTGTACCCAGCTCTTCGTTTATTCGATCCATTTTGTAGACCAAATAATCTCGCTGCGCGGCCGAATGAGTAAAACTCAAGTAAACGGAGTTTGGACGATCTTTAGGTATGCCCAAACAACCGTCACCGGCTACGGACGCGAGCGTGAAGAGGGGTAGAGAAGTCACAACGGTAGTCGTTGAACCTTCCGACTGTTTCCAGTCGGCTTGGCTGCTGATTGCCCAGTATCGCACAGAGCGACAGAGAGGGTTTCCAGCAATTCACGGAGTTTAATGACCGCTATCGTTATTTAACGGTCAAGCTGCACGGTCTGGCCTGGTTGCTTGCTGAAGTCATGGACTACAACAGGCTCCGCAGCCATCTCTACAACGTACGCAGGGTGCGGACGGTAGAGTTCTGCGC